GAGGTATAAACCACCTTTTATATTCATCACATATTTTATCATTTCCTGGTCCAGAACAAGTAGTTATTATTCCTTGTCCTTGTGCGTATTCAAGACAGTCAATTACATCATCACCATAATCTGTAAACGGGCCTACGTAATTTGCAAAATTAGGACCGATCCAGTTAAGTCCTACACTACCGTTAGATACTTGATATTTTTCATCATACGAACAATCTCTACACAGCGGGGCAGCAGGATTTCTTGCCTCTGTTTTTCGTGTAGTAACAATCTGTCCTGTTCGCAACATAGCTACAGCAAAATCTTTTATTTTATCTTGACCAGAATTGTTCCAATAACCGTTACACTGATTACATATACCGTAAGGAACCGCATTAGTATCTACAAGTTCTGAAAAAGGCTGAGAAACATCCCATTGTAGCGGATAAATTTTGTTTGTTTGTACTCCTAGATCGAAATGAGGATACGCAGGAGTTCCACTTCTCCACAATTCCCACCAGTCTGTGTTTGCGTTGTACACTCCTTTTTTATATTTGTTTTCTGGAAAATCTGGAAATTCTGGATCAGGATAACCTTGGGTGTTTGTTCCGTTACAATTTGTTGAATCGTCTGGTGCTTTTCTGATTGGAGATATTCGTATGTGTTCCCAAGAATTAACTTGGTCTGCCACATCAGGATCTCCCCAACAAAGAGCAGTACCTCCGTGAAACAACACAGCACTAGTATTAAATCCTGCGTGAATGCTGCAGATAGTATTTTTAATATCACTAAGATCTGTTATAGGAGCAACAGTAAAAGTTATTCCTGAACCTATAATTCCTGCATTTAATTCTCCTTGAGGTAATGCCCAGTTTATAGTTTCAGGAAGATATCCTTTACCTTCTTCCAGAATTTCTATTCCTGTAACTTCCCATATTCTTGGACCGTCAGGAATAGGAGCAAGACCTGTAAGTAATCGTACCTTTGCACCTCTTCCTGTTAAAGTTCCGATTCCGGTTTCAAATATTCTTAGTTCTGGATTTTCTATTTTTACAAGTTTTTCAGAAGCAGACAATCCGGATAGATCTATTCCTGCACTTGTTATCTGACCGTTAGGAACTTCCCAAGAAGGTCCCAGTACAGGAGGAGTGTTACATTGGCCGTAAGCATTTAATCCCCAACACACAACACTGTTATCGTTTAAACGAACAATGTTATGATACGCACCACACTCTATGTCTATAACACGAACTTCTCCGGAATCTAATCTGGATTTAAGGGTCGCAGGTATTTCTAATGGATGGCCTGCAGGAACAGGTTTAGCTACAAGATCGTATGATTCGTACAAAGTCTGTAATGTTATGCCGGGTACTAAAGATAATCCTCGGGCTTCCACCAGTGCGCTGTGTCTAACAGTTCCTGGAGGTCTTCCTATGCTGATTCCTGATCCGTTGAATTCCATGGGTCTGTCCGGATACAGATAATATGACGCATCAATATTTCCTATTATTTTATAGTGAGGACATCCTCCAACAGAAACTGCAGGATTGGGTGTAGACGGAAATCCGTTAGCAGGATTATACCATCCTGTAGGAAGAGTTTCTGATGCACACGCTCCCCCAACCCCGGGAGGAGGTACAGGAAGATCTACTCCTCCAATAATTCCTGTAGTTCCTCCCCAACCTACACACGCTTCAGGATAAAGAGTTATCATACCGAAGGGATATATATCGCCAAATAGGTTAGAAACAGGCGGATCTACTCGGTAATCGTCTGCAATTTTCCCGAACCCAGGATGATCTCCCCAATCGTAACCACCGAATCCATCATCTGCGTGAGTGCCTCCGTGAACAAGTTTCCAAGCGTCTGGATCTAGATTGTATCTGGCACTTCCGTTTAAAGTGTGAATGCCTAGTTCATCAATATACCAAAGAGGAGAATCTTTAACATTTATTCCGTCTGGTCCTATTACACCTTTACTTACTATTCCTTGACTCAAGAAAAGTGTATCGTTTTCTGTTATTTTTGTTCCTGATCCTATGAATACTTGAATTCTGCCGTCTTTGGTTAAAACCATGAAATGATACCATCCTGCTCGGACAAGCACCATGTCATCAGGTAATATTACCGGACCACCAGCACAACAACAAGGATTCCATCTGCTCATAGGTTCAAAATCCCTGAAGGTTTGGATTATTTCAGGGTCAACAAGTATTTAGTTTTGTTTATTTCAGCCAGAATTTCATTTCGTATATTTTCAAGATCTGTGTTTCCTGCTAGTATATAATGCACCCGGTGGGGGATACACAAGTATCTATGAAAATTCCATTTTGAATAAATACTCTATGAAAGGAAGGTGTTTCCCATGTGGTTAAAAGAAAAATTACAAGAATGGCTACCCAGTTCCTGGTTGAAAGCTTTAGGGCTTCTTCCAGAACCAAAGCCAACACCCCGTTCCTGCTGCAAAGGTAAAAAAAGCTGCAATAAAAAACGTTAAAATAATTTAATTACAGAGCAACAAAGGGCTCCCTCCTGTGACGGCGGGAGCCCTTGTTGTTTTGGAATTTATATATAATTTAAAAGGAAAACACCCATGGAACGCTGGATGCAACAATTAAAAGAAACTTACACCAAAATGGTTCAATCGAAATTGTCAGAAGAAGCATCACTAGATGGTCCTAATGCTGCATTACATCCAGATATAGTAAAAGAATTGATTCGTCAAGGATATCATCACCCAAAATTGAATCCCATAATACAACCATCTTCTACTAGTGGTAGAGGATATTATGTTCAAGAAAATCCTTCAATGGATTCTCGTTCATTTCCTGATGCAAGAATTGTTGATGAAAAAACAGGAAGAATTACACTTCATCCATCATACGAAGGATGGATTAGATTAAGTGGACCTTATAGTGGCGATTGATTACAAAACTTTAGCACAGTAATCGTACATCACAATTCCGCTAGCTGTTCCTACATTCAGACTACGGACAGATCCGTATTGACGGATGTACACACAGTCCTGAGCCAATTCTAAAAGCTCTGGAGGCACTCCGACCTGCTCTTGACCAAAGATCATTACCACATGCTTATCTTTAGGCCACTCGTATGTGTCTACAGGATAAGCACTAGAAATATTGTCTACAGCTACTAGATGAAGGGGTTGCCTTGTGTCTGCACTTAACTCTTTAATCTGCTCAGATAAGCACTGAAGCGTTCTAGCGTGCCGCATACGAACATAGTGATGGGTACCAACAGTACCCCTACGATCAAACTGCTTGTTACCGTAGACAACAACTCGCTTAGAACAAAATGCATTAGCGTTGCGGATGCAAGTAGCAATGTTAAAGTCGTTATATAAATTGCTGCAAATAATAGAGAAGTTGTTCGCTTTTTCATCAAGATCTGCCAGAATTGCTTCATGTTTCCAGTAATGATAATGATCAATAATATTACGAGTTTCCGTCCCAGTCTGGTGGGAACCAGTTGTTAAAATCGTCGTTTCCATTATTCTTTCGTCGCTTTCTATGAGGCTTCTTGAAACCTAGATGATAATTCTTGTCGTAATAGTTAAACTGAGTGTATCCGGGCCATCCGTTTTGATTTAGTCCTTTAGTTTCATTTTTAATTCCGTTCATTACAAGCCAAGTTCCTAGCATGTATTGGGCTTGTTTAACAGAACCAGGATATCGTTTAGTTTTAGGATTCCAATCACGATCATCCAATCTCAAAAGAATAGAAAATCCTAGATCAATCAGCTTTTTACCAAACCAGATTTTAAATGTATTAAATTTTTTCATAATGCGGGTAAAGAGAATCGAACTCTTATCTATTGTTTGGAAAACAATTGTGCTACCATTATACCACACCCGCGTGTTCTGTCAAGTACTTTTTGAGAGCAAGATCTTTAGCCTTGGCTTCCAGCATAACATCATACTGTCGGTCTGTATGGTAAACCGGAAGTGGCTCTTCAATATAATCTGAATGTGCTTGTGGCCGCTTTCCGTAAGCAGATTCAGAATAATGAGTGTCGGGAACTTGATCTTCAGGCCAAGTGGAAAAACACAGTTCCACAGCATGATCCACAGTTTCCATATTATGACAGAAACGATGATGGTGGAAATCGTATACCAGACGAACACCACAACCAGAGTAGATCATTTCGTGAAGATCGATAGGCGACCACATAGACGGTTTATCATCATTTTCCACTGTTAGCTGGCGTTGGAGATTAGGATTAAGAATCCGGAAAGTATCACAAAATCGTTTGGCGGTTTGGGGTTTTCCTTCGTACACTCCTCCAACATGAATATTAATATTAAAATCGTCTGCATGGCCTAACAGATCACCAATCAGCTGGTGCATTTCTAGAGCCATAATAGACTTCTGGACAATCTTGGGATCAGGGCTTGCAAGGCACGTATAAGGCCCAGGATGGCACGAGAGGCGAATCCCGGCCTGACGGGCTATCTGGCCTGCCTCGTCCATATGAGCCGTAATGAGCGTTTGGTGGGCTTCGTCCAGGTAGTGCAGTTTGTAGCCTAGTTCTGGATGATCCATGAACGGAAAAATTCCACTACCTACACGAAATAGTTTAACACCGGCCTCTGCATTCCATTCCATGATCTTTACCAGATCACGAGTATTGTTTGCAGCAAGTTGACCACAGCGTTCCAAACTAAAATTAGACATACGCAGAGTACGATCTGCTGTAATATAATCTTTCTTCTTAACACCTTCGTTAAGAGTTAGATTCTGGCAAGCGTAACCAATATGGCGAATAGGCATAATGTTTAGTGACCCCAGCGGGGCTCGAACCCGCAGTTATCGCCTTGAAAGGGCGAGGATTTGGCCAGTTAATCTATGGGGCCTTGTGTTTTGATTTATCTTTATTTTTTGTTTTTGGAAGAAATGAAATTTGTTTTGGTGATCCTAATTTTAGGGTTTTATTTATAATAGCGTGGATATTATCGATATCTTTTTGTGTAAAAAGTATTCCACTAGCTGCCATATATTTCAACACATTTCTAGTGGTGTTGTTAGCTAATATTTGTTGTTTATTTTGACGCATGTACATATTTAGTAGGATACCAGAGACTCGAACTCTGCAATAGATCGTTATAAGCGATCCTGTCCCACCCGAGACTTGTATCCCAAGATCTTTATTCTACCTCAGAATTTTTAGGAAGCAAGTGGATTCGAGACTTTTTGTTCGCAATGTGGCCGTTTTCATTCTTAATCAGATAGTTTGACTTTTGACGATCATCATCATGACCAAGACGGTAATTGATATCAGTGAATCCCATATCAATCAGTTCTTGTTTGTGGTTTTGAAAAAAATTCACGAGCACAGCAACACTAGCAATTGATCCATTTTCATCCGCTGTCAGCGGAAAGTCCATGTGTAGTCTGAACATCTACAGTTTCTCCTGTTTCTTGTTTTAGATACGAGTCAATTTCTTTGTACAATTTAATCAGTTCACCGTTAAGACGAGTAATATTCATGGTTATGTTTTTTATATTATCGTGAATAACTTGTAATGCTTGAACATCACTAGGTTTAGGTTGTCTCATAAAGTAATGATTCCTTCATCAGTAGTGTAATGAATATCATGAAAAATTTCCTGACACCACGGTAAACACAATTCGCACGGCTTGGCCATGCGAAGATCTCCGAAACGATTAAAACGAACATTCAGAAGCGTGAGCTTCTTGTTACGCAGGTTATACGGAACCTTGCGATACGCATCCAGTTCTGAATGCATTTCATCGAACGGATATCCAATAACCTTAGCCTTGGGATGAGTCTTAAAGAAATTACGACCTGTTGCTACGATTCTGTTCTTATGAAGAACAAATGATACATGCTTCTTTTGACGAGGCAGCTCCATACACAAAGGAAAAGCCTGTTCCAAAAACGAATCAATCAAGCTGTTAGTCATACCTACAATATACTCTATTTTTTCTTAGAGTCAACTTTTTTCTTAGACTTTTTCTTTTTTCCGAAGATATCGTCCCAATTTTTTGACCATTGTTGCCAGTTTACAGGACGGTACTGATCTCCTTTGCCTGCATCATGTTTGCCGCCCATCACCAGTCTCCTTCAAGTTATAATAATACGAGTCATCATCAGCATTAATAATCCAACGATCACTAACGCTTTCGCATTTCCATTCTTTATTATCTACAAGAAAATCTGGATTTTGTGGAAATGGTTTGGTTACAAAAGACATATTTTTCCAATATACTCTGTTATTAGGTTGAAGAGTGTAATTTCCATTATCTAACTGAAACATGTGAAGAGATTTATACTGTGTTGGTTCGTCGGAATAAGAATTTCTATACCAATCAAAAGTCATCATATAATCTCCCCAATGAGCAGATCCGTCTTTAATAATAACTTTTGCGCGACAGTCATGTAAAGTATCATATTCTATAACAGAAACGTTTTCATGAAAACAATCCCAAAGTTGCAGATGATCCAGTGGCATTAATGGTGCTTTTGGTTTAGAGCAAAGCATATGAATAGGAACTCTACTTCTTACTATTCCGTAATCTGTCATTACATGAAAAGTTAAAGCTTTACCTGAACAAGATTGAGCACCAAACACAAGCACTTTATCGTATTCACCAACATGCTTTTGGTGTTGATACATATGCTCTTTTCTGATATAACAATAAAAATGATTTATATTTGTATTGTGCATTTTTTAAGATATTCTAAGGCTTTTTCTACTCCAGAAATATCGTCTCCCAATTTACCTAATCCCACATTACAATCATTACAAATCCATCCTCTAAATGTGTTAGTGTCATGACAATGATCTAAACACCATTTTCCAGGCTTTACCGGATTTCCACAACAAGAGCAAACATCAGGTTTAGGTGGTGCTTGTTTTTTAATTTGTGCTCGTATTTTAGTGTGCTTTTTAATACAAGTTTTACAGCGCGAATCTAAACGATCTTTATGATGAGAATGTTTTGAATATTCACTAACAGGCTTATATTCCTTGCAATAAATACATTGCTTTACAGAATCTGTCTGAGAAAAATCATCAAAAAGATTACACATCGTGGTGAGTGTATTTGGGATAGTTTTTATTAAATTTCCAAACGGTTTCTTTCACGTCGATTGCTGTGAGAGCTTCCGTAATTGTGTTACGAATAGACAATAATTCATCATAAGTATAACCGTTTACAATTTCATCGGTATCTATTCCTTCAAATGTTGCAATATATTTACCTTCAATGAAAGGATCTTTATGAAGAATAATTGTAGGTTTAATTCCTGCAGCTTTTACTATTCCTGCAACAACAAAAATATTAGGAGGTCCGTTCATTTTTAATCTTGAAGAAAACGGCGTTGTTCAGAATTTTCTTGAAGTTTGTTTGTTGATGCTTGATAATCATGACGAGCATTTTCAATAATTACTCTGTGAGCATCAAACCATCCTGCCCGGTACTCGTCCCAATATAATCCTGTTTCAAAAGAAGACGGCATTTCTCGGCCTTCCATACGTGCTTCGTAACCGTGTGAATATCCCATACCTTGTTTATATTCTGGCGTAGTCATGTGTTTCTCCTTATATTACAAACACACCCGGCTGGATTCGAACCAGCGACCTGCAGATTAGAAATCTGTTACTCTGTCCAGCTGAGTTACGGGTGTTTGCTGATTACTCAGCCCCTACGAGCTTCAGTCCTTCTGGTGCCATAACCTTCTTTGGGCCTGGAGTTGCAAGACCAGACTTGAATGACATGTACTGAGTCTCAATCTCTTCCATAGGCTTTAAAGTAAGCCAGACAAAATCCGCAGGAACGTCTACACCATTCTTGGTTTCCGCAAAAGGCATCCAACCAATAAAAGCTAGACGACCATCTTGTGTAGGAATCAGAGCCATAGGATCCTTTAGATTCCAGCCGGTTTCAGTCTTGGTAGCACGGCAAAGAACGTCTTCACCTGTCTTCATACGCATAATTAGTGTTTGAGTATTTTCCATAGTATCCATAGTATATCTCCTTTATCAAGAAATGCAAATAATAAACACAGATTTATTTATAAAAGAAATCTGACCCGTTAAGGTCAGATTTCTCAAAACACCACCCTTATTAAATTTTTAAAATCAACGGATACGGTAACGAGAACCATCCTTACGGAAGCCGTATTGACGACGACCAGGATGAGTATCGCGCATGAAGTATTGAGTCAGACCAGAAG